AGCGCCCATGTACGCACCTGCTTTAGCAGCTTTACCTTCACGAATAGTTTGCGCTCTTGCCAGCTTACCACTAAGGGAAATCATGCCTTCACTTTGGCCCCTTGTCTTTGCGCCTTCTAAAGCAATACTAGCTTGTGTTCCTTCTGCTGCAATGCCACTAGCAGCCATAGCTGCAACTGCCGCTGCCTGCTGTCTGTTTAACTCTTCTCTACGAGCTAACTCCTCTGACTCGGCCTGTATCTTCATTTGCCTTGCCTGCTCTTTAGCAGCGTCTTCTGCCGCCTTACCAGCTTGAACCTGGCCATAAGCCCCAACCGCAGTGCTTACCGCAGCTAATATAGTGAAAATCATGACGATTCAACCTCGTACTCTATTGCTTGTAAATGGATAGGGGCAGGGTCTGGTACTGTAATCTCAGGTACTACGTCAATACCCCAGCCTTTACCACCATTGTTGTCTTGTATAATACCAGTTCTAACCTCAAACGGTGTACCTAACGGGCTATCATTGGTGTCACCAAAGTTCCTAACAGCTACAGGGTTGCCGTCTATGTAGATACCAGCACTCTTGTACATGCGTAGGTTCATGCGGTTAATGCGTTTCTCTCGCATAGCATTCTGTGCGCTGGCCTGTGAGCTAGTGTTTAGAGGCATAGGTACAATCTTAGGCACAAAGTTAAGTCCTATCTCTAGGTCTAAGTTACCACCTGACAACTCTTCTGCTGTGAGAGTAATAGTGCCTGTACCAGATACAACACGCTTATCTAAGTTGTTACCGTTACCAATAACACTTACTGTTGCTCCGTTAAGATGCTGATGGCCTAGGCTAACTGTTGTACTGCTTTGGTTTGTTAGCTTGATAGAGGAGTCGAGTAAGTAGTCAAAGCTCCAGCGATCTAGTGAGTATCTAAAGTTAACGCCTGATGTGATAAACCGACTAATAACATATAGCTCATTCTTTACTACAGAGGCAGATACTAAGAATCTTGATGCTTCAACACCACCAATAACGTAGCCACTCTTAGCGTTTGTGTACCGTGTAAAGCCGTTAATGTCTTGTGCGCGTACAGTGTTGAGTACAGCAGCATTGCCGTCCTCATTGATAATAAACACCCAATTAGAGTCTTCTGACGTTGTGCCAGACAATACAGCTACATCAAATGGGTTAGCAATCAACTGTGAAGACAGCACAGATATGTCATTAGACGTATAAGCATCCTCATTGAAGTTAAACACAAACTGCCGTAATGTCTGACCATTTTGGTCAACAAATAGCGTAGCACCATCTAAGGACTTAGCCTCTAGGTATCCAGAGCCATGCTGTGTCTGAGATACAATGTTGATAGTAGATGGCGTATTACCCTTAACTAAGAACTCTGCACCAGTAGTAAACACTTGTAGCCCACGATCAGAGTTAACATCTACGATCTCTGTCTGTGTCCTAGCAGTAAGTGTGACAAAGATACCTTCATCATCATCACCTTCTTTAAAAAAGAAATCAAAAAAAGAGCCTGACTTAGACGCAAATAGGCTTTGCTGTTTAGACCTAGTGCCGCCTAGCCACAGTCTGCCACCGTGGAATGTACCCATCTTTGGATAGCCGCGTGTAGCACTCCATACATCCTCTTTGCGTGGAGAACCTTGAGTAGTAGTGCCAAACGTAACCTCATTAACTGTTCCTTGAATGTTTGACGTTGGGAATGCCGACCATGCTTCAAATGAATTTGCTGACTCGCCAGAAGCAGTAATGACAAAATTACTATTGTTAGTAGAAGTAACCCCTACGCCCGTTTCACCAAACACAGGCATAGCTTGCAGGTTTCTTTCTATGTTAGCAGACGATGAACTAGCACTACCTGTAATAGTAATAGGTTTACTTAACACACCTTCAACATCTATTTGTAATCTATCACCTGGAGAAAAATGACCTAAAGTCATTGTTGTCTGATAGGTTGTAGGTGTAGGGCTTTGTGCGTCATCATAATCAAACTGCGGCACATTCAAAAACGGTATGTCGTCAATAGCAAATGAGCTAGACGAATCAACTCCATCGTTAATAATGCGCTTAGGTGGATGTTCCTCATGGAACAATAGCATGACATTCTCTGTCTGTACGTCACGCACCCTAGCAATCTGGTTAAAGTCATAGGGTAGAGGCAGGTTAGCTATTAACACAGTATCTGTAATTGTACCGTGCGGGATACGGTAAACAGCTAGGTTGCCAAAAGAAGGCGGGTTAGTCGGGCTTACAGTGCCTGATGATGGCGCTCCACCAGTAGCCACGCACAAGTAGTGCCTGTCAGTCTCAATGCTAAAGTCAAACGTTTTAACGTCAGAGAAGCTCAGGTTGTCGTATATGACATTTAACTCAGTCAGTTCGACCTTCTGTGAGCCTAGATCACCTGTATCACCTGTACGCACAAGACGCACATACGGTGTAGCTATAGTATCTGTAATCTTAGTTCTTAATGATGTAGGTACAGACGTTACTGTAATGCTTGCGCGATCAGTCCAAGCAGTGCCGTTAGACGATGTTTGCACCTTGAACACAGACGTATTAGTGTTAACTAATGTTAGCTGTATGTTCTGCACATCAATAAAGGCTATGCCTGTAGTAGTGCTAGTTAAATCATACTGAGCAACAATATAATCAGCATTTGAGCCTGTGCCTAAAACGCCAATGTTAGTTGTAGTAGTACCCTTAGTAGTGTCACTAAAGTCGTTTAGATTAGCTGGTGTGCCGCCACGGGGCATGGTTGCCGTCAACTGGCTAGTAAGATATGCGCCCATAATGTTTATAGGCTTATCAATATGCTCTGTGCCTGGCCGTCTTTTAAGACCACCCTGCGGTACAATCACTACATTCTCAGCAGTCTCTACGCCAGCATAGTATTGATTAAGGTCTGTGCGGCCCTTTAGTAGAGGCGATAGCTCACCGCTAGTAAAGCTGCTTTGCAGGAATTGTGAATTAGCCATTAGTACCTCACATTAATAAATGGTTGGCTTCTAAGCGGCTCCGTTGGGTATTGTTGTGAATCAGTGTAACGTGCCATACGAGATGCGTTCTCATACTTAGCAGCGTTAACTTGTGCTGATGCAGCACTGTCCCTGATAGATGGCGCAAAGTCCATTGCTAGTGCGTACTCAATCATCTTAGCAAAGTAGACGGGCCATTCACCTTCAGCCACATTTGCTATGTAATCAACGTACAAAGGCCCAGATGTATTAGCATACACCTTGTCGCCATAGATTCTGTATTGTATTGCAGGGTCTAACTTAACTACGTTAATCAGGTCAGCAGGAAGCTGATAGATATTCTTGTAGTCATTACCTACTGGAGTCTCGGTAGTAAGGGCTAACTGCGCTAATCGTCGAGCAAAGCCCCAGCGATACTTGGACATTTCAGCCTGTACTATGTTGTCGTACAAGTTGTTAGCTACTGTTTCTGCGCGTGTGTTACCACTTAATGATGTGACGGGCAGGTCGCCAATCAAAATCAAGGCGTTAGAAATTAACTTAATCTTCTCTGCCATACTAACCTCAGTAAGAAAGGGGGCCGTAGCCCCCAGTCAGTTTTACGCTGTTACTGTTAAACCAGCAGCCGCTGTAATGCTAGTAGCGGTTTGAGTCTTGATGTAAGTCAAGTGTACTACTGGTGCTGTAGCAGTAGTGGTATCTTTACAGATAATCAAATCACCAATGCTCAACTCATTGATAGCAGCAAGAAAATAATCTGCGTTATCAATAACAGCCTTAGCATCAGTAGAAGTGTACTGCCAAGTAGAACCACCATTTCCAGAACCGCCAATGCGGCATAAACCATCTCGTGCAAAAGCCATGTCTAATTCTCCTTATGCAGTTTGAGTGTATTGAACTTTAACCAAACCACCTTCGTCGCGCACAACAGAGCCAGCCTTCAGCATGCCGTTACACAACCAAGAAGTACGCTCGGCAACCCAGTCGATCTCGGTCTTCATGTCGATACCAAGGGCAAGGCCCACAGCAGGACGCTGGAAGAAGTAAGAGTCAACTACGTTAGCAGCAACAGTCAGTCCACCTTCTACGCGAGACTCAAGAATTACAAACTTGAAGCCAGCCAGAGTGTCAACGTCACCGTTTACGAGTGCTTTAATAGCTTGATAGTCAGAAGAAGTTGCCTTCTCGTCGTTCAACAGTCCACCTAGACCCAGTGCGTTTACAGCAGCAAACAACTCAGAGTTAGGAACACCTTGGTCGCGTAGCTCAACCTGGGCTTTAATTACTTTAGCCATGTTCAGGTTAGAAGCGTTGCCACCTACGTTAGTGCCGATAGTTGAGGTCAGAGGAGTAGAAGCATCCATAGCGTCGATAACAAGCTGGTCAGTACGTCGACCAAGAGCGCCAGCAATAGTGTTAGCCAGTTCCTGCTTCTCATCAAAGTTGACATCTTGAGCATCAAACATGTCAGTGTACTCTGGAGCATTCCAGTTGCTTAGAGTGGCAGTCTTAAATTCATGCGCCACATCCATAGGAGTTACCAGGTCAGAAGTAGACTTCTGGTTAGCAAGACCTTTACCCATACGACGAAACTTGTAAGTGTCGCCAACTACATTGTTGCGCTGTGTTACAGCACCCTTCAGCAGGCCCATGCCCTGATAGGCATGTTTAACCATACTGTCAAACTCCGTGACCGCCACGGCTGATAGATTTTTACTCATAGTAGATTCCTCGAAAAAGAGTAAATTAAAAAGTTTTTCAAGGTTTTTGCTGAGTACCCAGTAAATTGGTCAGCATCCAACCTAATTTACTGGGCCTTAAAGAAAGGGTATCCAGTTTTTGAATTATACCCTGAATACCCCTATTGGATCAACCAACAGTGCGTTGGTGCGGCCTGTCGCCACCAAAGTCTTGCATCATCTTCTGTATTTTTGCTTCATGGCTTCTATCAGCACTACGCAGTAACCCACCATGCTCATCTTTCTTGAACATCTCAGCCTCAATGTCTGACCATGTAAGACCTGTAGGGCTTTCACCACCGTCAATAGGTAGCTTAGTAGGGGCTGTAGCTGACACTAGCATCTCAATTAACTGCACTGATTCTGCTGTAGTTACTAGATCACGGGCAACATCAAAGTCTTCAGCACTCATATTGTTCTTCATAAAGCCTTCAATCGTCTTAATTCGCTGCTGTGCGTTGTCACCTAACTTAGCTAACTCTTGCTCCTGCTCAACCTGCTCAACAGCCTCAGATTGTGCGGTTAACAGTTCCCAAGCATCGTTAAATGCGTCCTGAGACATGTTGGTCTTGTTAGCAAACTCGGTAAGCTCCTCTAGTAGAGCGTCACCAGACTCAATACCTTCAGGGCCAGCATAGCCATCTTTAGGTGCGCCTGTAAATCCACCAAACTTCTTCTCTAATTCTGTATACGCTTTAGCCTGCTCTGCAACAGACTTGTATTTATTAGGGTTGTACCACTCAGGCATATCGCCTGCACCCTTAATACCATCTGATAAAAAGTATTCACCTTCACTTAACTCTGGCGATGACTGATCTAACAGGGTATCGCTTGTTGTTTCTTCTACTGCGGCCTGTTCTTCTGACATTAAATTTTCTCCCAGGGTAGGTCGATAATCTTTCTCGTCTTCCCTAATGGTTGGTGTTTAAGTTTTATCTCGCATAACTTGCGCTGTCCATTGAGCAAGGCGAGAGAGTTAACGTCGATCCATTCAACGCTTTTGCCATCCTTATTACAACGGAATGCACAAAACTTGCCTACATAATCATAGCCATCAAACTTATACTGTTTAGCTAAGTCATCTAGCCATTCCATCTTAAAGCCAATTTTATCTAAGTACTTCTTAGACTCATCACCCATAAGAACTTTTGGCGTTACCTTTACGGCACGTTTCTTAACTTCTTTAGTCATAGTATTTCTGCTTGGTTTATTTGATTAATTATGAATTTAACTACACCTGACTCACCGTTATGGTAAGCAGATTCGTAGTTTACATTAGGGGAGCCAAAAGAAGTGTCATTATCGTAGATAAATCGTTTGTGTAGATCAGCAATGACTTGCTTACCTTCTTCAGAGTTGAAGCAACGATTGTATGCTTTAGCTAGTTCAGCAGCTTGTGACCGTTTTTTAGCCGTCTGCTTTTTTGCGGCCTCTGGATTAACAGAAGCCTTCTCGATCTCGTCCCAACTCATTGTACTGGCGGTTGGCTCGTAGCCATTCCAGCTTGTTCAGCTTGTGCGCCAGCCTGAATGATTTGTTGTTTCTCTGATTCGCTTCGCAATAGTTCAGCAGGCATACCAGTTTTACCTCCAGCCCATGTACCAAAGTCTTCCATCTTAAAGGAGATCATGGCTTGGTCTGGGCCAGCAGTCTGCAATACAAATGCTACAGCCTGTTGCACTGACATCAGGTCTTCACCATCTTGCGCCTTAGCTAATGGAGACAAGAATTTAATATCTACGTCTTTATTATCTAACTGTATAGGGGTAATTAGTCCTCTACGAGTTAGAATAGCAGCTACACGCTTGATGATAGGGATTAATACTTCGGTCTGCAAGCGCCCAAACGCAGAACCAATACGTTTTGCTAGTTCTCTGGACTCTATAGCTACCTCAGTAGCACTGCGTACAGCACCATTAGGGTCGCGTAGATCGTTAAACAAGGCACGTTTGATAGCAGTCTGTAGCTCGTTAATCTCAAACTGCGCTAATGACAGGTTACTACCCGTGTCTAAACGCTGTATTGAAGGATTAGCAGAGTTGTTAGAACCTACAGGAATAACAATGCCTGGGCTTATACTAATATTGTAGGGGTTGGTTACACCGTCATCAGTCGCTGTGTACATACCCGCTAGATCAATGGCTGCTTTCTGTAGTACAAACTCTTTTGCTTTGTTCAAAGAGCGTACATCAGGCAATGCTTGTAGCGCAGGGCCACGACCACGAATCTCACCAGATACTTTAGAGTAACGGCCAGTTAACCAAGGGCTAGATGTACCGTAGTCTTCCATCCAGCTAATAGAATCTTCATCTTTAACCCACACACAACCGTAGTAGGTCTTAGCTTTAGGCATGTATACAACACCCTCACTAATCTCTACGTCTTTGTCTGGTGAATTTTTAATGACATTCTTGATCTTCTCAGAAGGCTTAAACCCTCTCCACTGACGCTCTAGGTTACGCGCCTTAACAGTGAATCGTCGCCAATGTGTCTCGATAGAACCGTATGGGCCTTCCTCAAACGCTATACCCTTCTGTGGGATAGCATTAAAGATAAGGGGCATGTTGTCATCATCGTTCTCATCAATGCGTAGTGAGCCTGTACCGACTAAAAGGTCTAGGGCATGCTCGTAAAACTGCGTAGCAAAGTTAGAACGGTTGATGTAATCAAAAATAATAACAGCCTGCTTCTCCAGGTTATCCCTTATCTCTTGTTCTGTTACACCGTAGTCGCCAGTCTCAAGCATTTCTATTACTTGATCAGACGGAGCAAACGTAGCCCAGCGCGACCAGATAGGTGCAATGTTTTCTTGCAGCTTACTAGCGCCTTGTTGAATTGCCTCAAGAGCAGTGGAGTCGAATATACGCTCCATCTTCTTCTGGCCTCTGCGATTAGTGTCAAACAAGTTCCTGTTAGGTAGGAAAAATTCGTACACATCATCTAGCGTATCGTGCCACATCATAGCATTCTCAAATGCCTTGGCCTCACGCCTTTTAAGGTCAGCTAAAGACCCTAACTCTTTTGGTAATTCCATAGTTATTTCGCTTTTACTGTATTATCAATAGCAGATTGGTAGCTTCTATTAGGACTAGCAATTAATCCCATACCTCTTGGCGCTCTAGCCCTGAAACTCATTGCGCCACCGCCAGCCCTGCCGCGACCTTGATTGTTCTTAGAACCCATAGGAGTAGCTTTGGCTAACAATGATTTAGAACCACCAGTGCCTCTAACTATCGCTTTCGTGCGCTTTTCTTCCTCTTCCATTTCCTCTTCAATTAGCCTGCTTTGGCGCTCTTCTTGCGCTAACTGGGATGCGTCAGGTTTAGGTGCTTTTGGTGCTTTCATAATGCTTTCTCATATACTTAAAGAGTTGATAGGGTGTCCATATAAATGGTTTGTTGATACCCAGTAGTTGTTTAGTGTGTCCTACGCAAGTATTAAGCATGAACAAACCCCTGACAGGGTTCTTTTGCTTATACCCCATCATAATAAAAGGTTCGTCAAGTATAACATTTTTGTCAGTCACGGTGAACAAGTCAAATATGTCAACTGTTCTGCCGTGGACAATGTAGTCCTGCCCGTTAGGTTTAAGGACAAAGCAGTGTTTGATCTCTTTATGTAGGAACCTGGACCACCAATGCCCGTCATCATCCATAAATACCACGAATATGTCAGAAGACACTGAACCCAACCTTAGCTGTAATAGGCTTATCGTACTTACCAGACCTGCTTAACGCGGAACGTCCCTCACCTTCACCCTGTAATGCGTACTCTAGGGCTTCTACTGGGTGGGAATATTCGTTCTTATCGGGTTCATCAGTGTATCTCTCCCCTGTTGTCTGCACTCTACGGTAGCAGAAACCACCTTGTAGACCCTTACGGATCATTGAGGCTTTGGGTAGGACAGTGAATCGTGGTTTTCCATCCATGCACATCTCTTTCATGGGCACTTCTAGGGCTGCTCTACGCTTTAGTGGATCGTTCGATTGGGTGGGCTGACAGGGTATGCCAGCCGCCCGCATGATTTGGAATGGAGTTTCACTGTTTGACTGATTTTTGTTCTGTCCACTAGGATCGCCCCATCCTTTAAATTCGTGGTCTGGGTACATCTCTTCAATATAGCGCTTGAGTGTCGGAGCAAAGTCCACTGCACCCGAATCGGTAAGTACCATCTCATCAAAACACACCCACCTTCCTATGGAAGTTCGTTGTAAAAACGCACACGCTGGTGTACGACCAAAGTCAAAGCCAAGAACAATAGGATAATCCTTGGTAGGTTGGAAGTCTAAGTGTTGACAGTGTACTGAATCGGTATACATGGGGTGTACAGGCTTGCCGTTAGACACAAAGCCGTACTCATTAGCCAAGTTAACCTTGATCCAGTCGTTAGTCTTGCCGTTTAGACCACGTTTATAGTATTCATTGGGCAGGTTAATCAGGTTTTCAGCGTCATCATTGATCTTCCACGCCTCACCATCCTTGAATACACCGCCAGGTTGCCTAAAAAATGACCAATCTTCAGGGCGTTCTATCTCTGCTAGTTTAAAGTACCAGTGGTCTTCGTCAGGGGCGTTACTATCCCCTATCATTCCGTGGTGTGTAGGACGCGCTCCCTCCTTGTTTGAGGGGTATCTACCGTGTCGTAGGTCAAGCATGTCTAAAACAGCCTTAGAATGCTCCTTAGTCTCGTTTAACCACACCCAAGTAGTCTGGATACCACGGGCTTTCTTAACGTGTTCAGGGCGGTCAAAGGCGATAAACACGACATCACACTCTACCCTTGTACCGTCCTCTAAATTAAACCTAATGAAGTGCGTAGGGGGTTCTTTATTACCCTGTTTGAAGTCGCCTAGTTCTCCATGTATCTCTAGCCAGTCCTTAATCGTGGTAGAGAACAGTTCAGAGTAGGTGTTACGGGCTGCAATTACGCGGGACAAGCGCACACCATAGTTCTTGTGTTCAGGGTCAGACACAGGAGCCTGTTCACACATCAAGTCAAACAGTTTAAGGATACATTGAACGGTCTTGCCAGAGCCGAGTGGCCCCATGATGAAGGAGTTTCTAGCCCTACAGTCAGCAAAATCCTGTAGAACCTGGCCTTGTGGCATAAGGTTGTATTCAATCTGACTCATTTCTTAGCCCAATCTATAGCGTCATAGCCCTTCTTAAAGGCATTTCTAGTCTTCTTGTCAGACTTACGGGCATGGCTACCCTTACCACCATTAGACTCAGGGAAGTGCCTATCCCTGTCTTTCTTCTCCAGCTTGTGAACTAGACTCTGGCCCATCGTACAAATCCTCTATAAAGTCGTTTAACAAGTATAATACTTCTCGCATAGCAATGGCATCCCTGTCCAAGAAAGCCTCTATAAACGCCTCTATGACCTCAGAATCAGTATCATCTAGTTCGTACTGTTCCCACATAACCAGTCCTCTAATATCATTTGTTTGCAGATGTCAATGTAGAATACGCTTTTTTCGTCGTTTAAGGTGCTTTTAAACTCAACCCCATCATCTGTAAGGATTATAACGATATGGTCTTTAGAAGCAATTACAGTGGCTTCTAGGGCATCTTCTATATCAGGTCGGAGCTTAATTACTTTGCTCAATTTTTTTTTGCCTCATGCATATATATACATAGATCGCGCGCCTTCGGGAGGGGGGGTCTATTGTTTGCAACTAACTATTGGCATTGTCTGTGCCATTAGATTGACCGTCGTATCTCTTGCGCTGCACACTTACTGTTAGCCCCTGATCGCCTGAATGCTCAACAGCTTTTAATGTTGGCTGTATGTACTTGGTTACTCTGTCGAATGATTCAACAGCAGCTTTATAGTCTGATAGATCACCTGTTGATTCTGCGATTGATTTAATCTGTAAGCTACCCTCGATCATCTCCATGACTGGGTCAAAGTCAGGATACTTCTCTGCTAACCTCTCAGCCAATAGTCGCTTCAGTGGTTTATTACCTGATCCTTTCGGCCTTCCAATTGTTCCCATACTTAATAACTCCTATGCCATTGTTTTGTAACTGGTTAATAATTGACCAGGTTGATCAAAAAGTAACCAGATTATACCACTATATAGATGTACCCATTAAAAAAAGGAATAAAAAAACACTTTCTTTGTTTACAAGACGCAATGTTAGAGGTATAGTTTTACCTCATTAAACAAAAGGTATAAACAAATGAGACAGTTAACCGCATACATAGCAGCACCAGTACTGACAGTTACAGGCTACCGATTCAGCAAAGCATGGAGGCATGGCGATACAGCATTTAAAGGCTTTGTATATGAGCATTTACTTTGCACCGTTAAGGCTAACATTGCCGCTGATACATTAAAGGCTAAGTTTAAGGTCTTACTAATAAAGGTAGGCATTATTAAAGTGTATCAAGTCGAAATATTTAAAATGAACAAGGGAGCGTAAACAATGACATACCCACAAACTGACAACTGCTGCACTCGTATGGGATGGGATGAATTCCTTGTAGATATAGGCAATTACCAGCTGCACGTTAGCACTTCACCCACTACAGAAATGGAAGGCACATTTAAAGCATTTTGCCATTGTGAGCAAGAAATGATCTCAATTAATGGCTGGCTGATAGATTCAATTCAACTGATAGAGGAATCATAAACAATGGGACATTTTCAACAAATCGCAGTGGCAACAGCATTTGAGTTGCAGCACAACATGGAAATAGCGGCAGAGTTGCACCGCATGAAAGCTATCGATCTATACTACAATATGATAGGCGGCTTATATGGTGAGGTTCGCGACATCGGCAATGGTGAAATGGAAATAGAAGTACCTGCTAGGAATTCACGCACCGGATACCCAATTTTATTTACATTTGAGGGAGAATAGACAATGCAATTCAACCCAGACAATGACCGTATTGAAGCGCAGTTGATAGCTGCGCGATACTTAGCCGACAAACTACAGGAGCGCAACCAGCGCAGGATAAACGCCTATTTTTATGTAATGGCTGGAATTGTCGCTGCCACCTACATTGTCGCGATGACCTTTTACTTTAGTTGATACCATACAGCGCATTCACTGAGTGCGCTTTTTAGTACCAACCACAAACCAAAGGGAAACGATCATGAAATACATTAAAAACGATTATGAATTAAAACAATTGGCACTCGACATAGCACTCGAAGCGATTGAGGAAGAAAAAAACAAC